GAGTCGGGTCCCGACAGTATCCTGAGCGTCAAGATAGTAAAGGGACGAGATGACCATATTCACCTGGGAAGGTGTAGAATCGTTCTAGACCAACCGACCCAAGTGGGTTAGTATAATCAACGTAGCCCCGCACTGGTCGCAAGACCTGGGGCAGGCCCCCCGCACGCTAAGCCGGGCCGCTAGCCACGACGAGGTATTTAGTGGAAGCGGCGCCGGAGACCACGCAGAGCGGACCTGGAACCATCCAGGTGGGCGATTTTCAGATTCAGTCGGGTCAAGCCTCTCAGGAGCAGCTCGAGGAGCAGTTCCGGGAAGAGATTGAGGCCGACACCAAAGAGGCGGCGTCCAAGCTCGGGAAGAAGGGCGCCAAGGCCAGGAAAGAGAAAGCTTCTCAGGAAGAGGGCACAGAGGAGGCCGCCGAGCCCCCGGAGCCCAAGGCCAAGCCCAAGGGCGAGGTCAATGAGAAGGAAGCGAGTTCATCCGAGCCCGAGGAAGAGGCCGAGGAGTCCGAGGAGAAATCAGAAGACGCCGACAAGGCAAAGAAACTCGGGAACCCCAAGCACGACCCTCGGGCCCGGATGCTCGCAGCTACCCGCCAGCTTGCGGAGGAGCGCAGGGCGCACCAGGAGACCCGCTCCCAGATTGACGAACTCCGCGCGGAACTGGAAGCCATCAAGACGGGGCGCACGGAGGCTCGCACGGAGCCCAAGGCGGCGCCCAGAGGGGACGGGCCACAGAAGCCCGACCCGGACCAGTTCGGGACGTTTGAGGAGTACCTCGACGCCCGCGACGAGTGGAACAAGACGAGGTGGACGCAGGAGTTTGCGCATGAGAACCAGCGCCGCTCCGCACTGAGTGAGCAGGACCGCGCCTTCGAGGCCGCACGGCAGAAGTTCTCGTCTTCTGTCGGCGCCGCTGATGGGTGGGAGGAGCTCGCCACGTCCCTCGTCGCAGAGTTTCAGCTGTCCCCCGGGCAACAGCCCAGTGGGGAGAACTGGATAGCCAACGAGTTGTTCTTCAACCCCGAGCACGCCCCGGCTCTCGGGTTGTACTTGCAGGGGCATCCTGACGAATTCCAGGCTATCGCCGGCCTGCCGACCCCGCGTGACGTCTCCCGCGCAATGGCGAAATTGGAGGCCCGTTTGGAGGCTGCCACTAGCACTGGGCCCAGCCCCGAACGTGAAGAGAAAAGCAAGGCTGCGCCACCTGTCCGCCCAGTCAAGGGCGCAGCTTATGTCGGAACGGAGTCTGAGGGCGTGAAGCCAGGCGAGTCGTTTGACGCCTGGTTTAAGCGCGTCGGCCACAAGCTCTAGTCCGACGTAAGGGGTATTAACCAATGTCGAACACCCTGGCTACCCCCGATTGGGTGACGTTCGAGGTTGCTCGCAACTTCGCAAACTCACTCCGAGGGGTTGGCCAATTCAACAGGACGTACTCCAGCGAGTACATGCAGGCCGGCGCAAAGGTCGGGAGCACGGTCAAAATCCGTCTGCCCCAGCAGTTCACCACCACGTCAGGTGATGCGCTTGAGGAGCAGAACCTTCTGGACCAGACCGTTTCGCTCGTCCTGAACCGCCGGCGCCACATCGGGTTCGGATACAGCTCGCAGGAAGAGACCACCGACATCCAGGCCATTCGTGAGCGGTACGTCAAGCCCGCTGCGGACACCCTGGCATCCGTCTACGACCGGCTTGCCCTCCAGGACGTCTACAAGGACGTTTACAACAAGGTCGGCACACCGGGAACCACACCCAACGACCCCCTCACCTACCTCCAGGCCGTGGCCAAGATTCTTGACTCGGCCGGACCGGATGAGGGTCTCGTTGCCATCCTGTCGCCTCTGGCCAACGCCACTCTGTCCGACTCCGTGAGTGCGCTGTTCCATCCTGCACGCCAGCTGAGCGAGACGTACCAGCGCGGTCAGTTCGCTGCGGACCAGCTCGGAATCGCCAAGTGGTTCAACGACCAGAACACCCCGCGTCACACTCTCGGAAGCTGCACCAGCGCGAGCACGCCCGTCATCAACGGAGCGAGCCAGACCGGCTCGAGCATCGTGACCTCGGGCTGGGGCTCGGGCGCATGTGACCTCAACGAAGGAGACGTGGTTCGGATCGCAGGCGTCTACAAGTGCAACCCCCTCAGTAAAGAATCGACCGGCCAGCTCATGGACTTCACCCTGACCGCCGACATCTCCGACACCACGGGCGCCATCACCCTGCCCATCTCTCCCGCGATTATCACCTCAGGGGCTCTCCAGAACGTCACAGCATCCCCGGCCAACGGTGCGGCCGTCACCTTCTGGTCCATGACCGTTGGCGGAACACAGGCTGCCATCGACTCGGACCAGAACCTTGTGTTCCACCCCGACGCCTTTGCGAACGCGAACGCCGACCTGGCCGCACCCAACGGAGGCGCCGTGTTCTCTCGGGTTTCCAGCAAGATGCTCAACATCTCCCTGCGGTACGTCCAGCAGTACGACGTCACCGATGACAAGAACCGTAACCGCCTGGACTTCCTCATGGGGTCTCGCGCGGTGAAGCCTGAGTTTGCCACTCGGGTGGCTGGGTAAGGAGGTAGAGACCATGGCTGTCGACGTCCTCAACTCCACCACACTCAGCGCGGCTCTCAACGCGGATAACACCAACTTTGCGGTCGCATCCACCACCAACATCAGCGTCGGCGACGTTCTGGTTGTCCGCAAGGAAGCCATGAAGGTCCTCGCCGTTGATGACCCCGCTTCCGGTTTCGTCAAGGTCCGTCGTGGCTTTGACGGGACGCGAGCCTTTGCCCAGCCGTCTGGGCAGAGGGTCTGGATTGGTTCTCCGGACAAGTTCAAGGCAATGAAGGAGCACGCTCACGCGATTGTGGGTGACTCGGGTACGTTCCCGGATTACCTGCTTCCCGGACAGCGTGCTATCGACGGCGCCGGGAACGAGTACATGCTGGTTGAACTGTCCCAGACGAGCTACGGCGGGACCACGGTGCTCATCTCTCGAGATGGGCTCTTCACCGCCATCCCGCTGGCGTCTGGCCTGGCTGGTTCGGTCGGTCTCACCGTCGAGGCCGGCACGTCGGACCAGCTGGTGTGGGCCCAGATTTACGGGCTCAACTCTCACGCCCAGCTGGTGGGCGGGAGTTCTCTGGTGACCTCGACTGGTGTCCTCCAGCCGGCGTCTTCCGTCTCCACTCCTGCGGTGGGTCTGCTCGGTCTGACCACATCCCAGGCGTCGTCTGTCACGAATGCCGAGATTAAGGGCATGTTCCCCGTCTCGTCTGCGTCCACTGCGTCCACGAGCGCGACCTCGGCCACCGGCCTGTTCTGTGCCGTCTGGCTGAACTACCCGTTCGTGCAGAGGGTCGTCACTTCGTGATTTCCGTAACACCGAACAGGGGGTTTGCTAATCCTGCCCCACGTCCGGTGGCGGCCCGCATGGGGCGAAAGATTGCCCTGTGCGGGTCGCACTCCTCATCCTTGGTTGACGCACCTTGGACTGACCCCTCGTGGGAGTTCTGGGGCCACGCGAGTTCCAGGCTCTACTACCGGTATCAGATGGACCGCTACTTCGACCTCCACCCACCCGCTTGCTGGACGAGGGGCGGGAAGAAGTCCGCGGCGTATCCCAAATGGCTGGCGCGGAACACCGTGCCCATCTACATGCAAGAGAAGTACCCCGAAGTACCGGCGAGCGTGGCTTACCCGAAGGGGCGCATCCTGCTCGAGTTCGCCGACGCAAGGGGGTACTTCACCAATCACGTCGCCTGGATGATAGCTCTCGCTCTCATGGAAGGGGTCGACACCATCGGTCTCTTCGGAGTGAACTACAGCACCGAGAGCGAGTACATGCGCCAGCGCGGCTCTGCGGAGTACTGGCTCGGTCGCGCCTCCGGGCGTGGTGTCCGGGTGGTACTTCCCGAGCAATGCACCCTTCTCAGAGAGCCGGCCTTGCTCTACGGCTACGAGTCCCACGACGAGACTACCGGGTTCATTGTGGACGACTACAAGCGCAAGGAGTGGAAACCGGTCGAGACGATACGTCCCGGCACCGGCCAGCTTGCGGAGCCCCCCGAACATCTCCGGAAGGAGATAGAGCAGGAAGAACTTGACTATCCACGTCCCGAGTGGGCGCTGGGTCCACTGACAAACAAGGGCAACGGAGGCGTTGCCACTAAGGAGTCCAATGTCTCAGGAGTTTAAGTCGTTGAACCAGGAGGACCCGCGCAACACCGAGTACAACCAGAAGGGCGGGATTATCGTTGTTCCTGGTTCCCCCACTGCCCGCGAATATGAGAAGTGGGAGCAGTTCAACAGCAAGTGGGGCCAGAACCCCGGGAACCCGTACAAGTACCGCGAGTTCCCCCGGATGCTGTACAAGGCTGACCGGATAAACGGAAAGCCGTTCGTCATGTTCCCCGACCCTGTGGCTTACGACTACCCCACCCGGGATGCCTTCAAGGCGGCCATGGAGCGGAAGAAGTCGTTTGACCGCAACTGCCAGATGATTGTCAAGGACGAGTCCGAGATGTCCCGGGCCGTCGAGGCGGGCTGGCGTCCCACCGTCGAAGAAGCGATTGCGCACGCCCTGAAGCGTGACGAGGCTGTGTCCACCGCCACTGCCGAGCGGGAGTATGCGGACCGGAACGCCTCCGAGGCGGCGCAGCGCGAGATTCGTGCGGCCAAGGAAGCGGTGGGGAACGAGCACCTCCCCGAGATTCCGGAGAAGCCCATCCGCCGGCGCGGTCGTCCCAAGGGGTCGAAGAACAAGCCGAAGGAGTAAGCCTTGGCCACTCCTAACACCATCATCTATGCCGCACTCCAGGATCTTGGGGTGCTCGCTGCTGGCGAGACCCCATCCGCGGAGGATTCCACCTTTGCCCTGGAGGCCCTGAATCGTCTGGTGGACCAGTGGGCCGCCGAGCGGCTCATGATGTACACCATCACGCGGAAGACGTGGACCATCACCGCGAGCGATGGCGAGTACACGGTAGGGGATGGTGGGGACATCGACATCGACCCCCGCCCGGTCCACATCGAGGAAGTACGGCTCATCGACACATCCCCGACTCCAGACGCGGAGTATCCCCTGGCTCGGCTGACTCCTGACGCCTGAGCTCGAGTCCGGGCGAAGGCTGACACAGCGGTGTGGCCGACGAAATGGTACTACAACAACGCCTTCGCCTCTGGGCTGGCCACGCTGTACCTGTTCCCCATTCCGACGAGCACGACTCTCACGGGAGCCATGTACTACCCCGCTCCGCTGACCCAGTTCGCCACCTTCACCGAGACGCTGGTGCTGCCTCCTGGCTACCAGCGCATGATGATTAAGGACCTCGCTGTCGAGATTGCCCCTGCATTCAACGTGCAGCCCAGCCCGCTCCTGATGCGTCAAGCGATGGACGCTCGGGGGGTGGTGAAGCGTGGGAACGTGCAGATGCGGGACCTGTCGTTTGATGCTGGGGTCCTCCTGGGCCACGGCGGTGACTACTCAATCCTGGAGGGCTAGTGCTCTATCAGGGATTCATCGGCGGCTGTAACGAGAGCCAGGCGGGGACCGCTGACGGGGAGCGGACCGTCAACTGGTACGTCGAGCCGATGGAATCGCAGGCTGCCACCACGCAAGCCGCGCTCTACCCCACCCCCGGAGTCGAGGTGCTCTCCACTGGGACGAGCAACCCCGGGCGGGCTCACTTCTTCCAGTCCGGGCGGGAGTTCGCTGTCATCGGGACCAAGTTCTACGAGATTAACGGCGCCGGGGCGTTGACGTCTCGGGGGACGGTCGCGGTGGACTCCAACCCCGCGACCATCTGCTCCAACGGCGACGGAGGCGGGGAACTCTTCATCACCAGCGGGGGGAACGGGTACATCTTCACGCTGGCGTCAAACACCCTGAGCACCGTGGCTGCCCTGAACGGCATCGCCACGATGGGCGACTTCATGGAGGGGTACTTTCTCGCCCTCGACGCGGCGACCTCCACGCTCTACATCTCCAACCTGTTTGACGGGACCACATGGGACACCGGGACGGACTACGCGCAGCGGTCGGTGGGGTCTGACCCGTGGGTCGCCATGAAGGTCCTGGGACGGTACGTATGGCTCATGGGCTCGAAGACCATGGAGGCGTGGTACAACTCCGGCGACACCTTCCCACTGTCGTTCCACCCTTCCGGCTTCGCCGAGTACGGCTGCCTCGCTCCGTTCTCGGTCGCTACTGGCTCGGACCAGGCGCTCTACTGGCTTGGCGCCACCGACTACGGGGACGGGTTCGTCTGCCGCGTGCGGGGCTTCGTGCCCGAGGTTGTTAGCACCTTCGCAGTCCAGACCAAAATCAACTCCTACGCCAACCCTGCGGACGCTCAGGGGTACGTCTACAGCGACCTGGGACATACGTGGTACGTCCTCAACTTCGTGGACGATAACGCCACCTGGGCCCTGGACACCGCCCTCGCCCCTCATCCGAACGCATGGTGTGAGAGGGGGACGTGGATTTCCGAGGAGAACCGGTGGGCCTCGTGGCGTCCCCGCTGGTACGCCCGGGCGTTCGGCGAGCATCGCTGCCTGGATGCCGTCACGGGGGCCGTGTACCGGATTAGTTCGAGCCTGACCACGGACGTGGACGGGCGGGAGATTCGGCGCTTCCGCCGGGGTCCCATCATCGAGAACGAGAACAAGCGGCTATTCCACTCGTCGTTTGAGTTGGACCTCGAGAACGGTCTCGGGACGCAGACGGGGCAGGGTTCCGACCCCATGGTCATGATGCGGTTCAGTGATGACGGGGGGAAGACCTGGGGCTCCGAGCGCCAGCGGTCTGCCGGCGCCGTGGGCAAGTACGGCAACCGGGCGCGGTGGCTTCGGTTGGGTTCGGCGCGGCGCCGATGCTATGAAGTCAGCGTCTCCGACCCCATCCCGTGGCGTCTCACGGGTGCTTACGTGGGCCTGACTGGGGGGACCGAATGAGCGCACCCGCTCCCCTCCACGACCCCATTGTGGGAGTGGACGGCCTCGTCACCTGGCCATGGGTGGAGTGGTTCCGTGCGTTCTCGGACAAGCCCCTCCCCATCACGTCCATGTTCAACGACCCCCAGGGACTGCTGACTCAGCCATGGGTGGAGTGGCTGCTCTCTGTCCAGGCGGTCCCCTGGCCCCCCAAGGCACAGGTGGTCTACCCCGGCGACCGGCCGGGTCTCCTGTCTCCTGTCGCTGGGAACATGGCCACCCCGCCATTCCTCGAGTACCTCCGCAACCTGACTCCCGTGACCGCTCCCATCATCCCCGGCCGGTTCGTCACCGTGGGTGGTTCCTACTGGTGCCGAAATGCCGGCGCTGGCACGCCCGGCTTCGACGGGCCCGCTGGGGTCCCTGCGGACGCCTGGCTCGCGGACAGCACGTTCGCCCTGGGCAAGCTCATCGAGTGGCTGTGCGGCAAGACGACGGGGGCCACGGTGCTACTCAACGCGCCCGCTGTGCCCGCCACGTTCTACGACACGAAGTTCCGCGGCGCCATCGCTACGCTGGGCCACACCCTGACCGTCAGCGGGCAGACCTTGACCTTCGGCGGGTACGAGCCCCTCAACTTCGATGTGCTCATCATGTACGCCATCCTGGACAACGTGACGGACTATCACGGGTACACGGACCGCGTGGAGAAGTGGGACTATATCCTGGCGAACAACGGGCACATTCTCACGAGCTACACCTCCTTCCTTGGGGACCCTGTACACAACCCCTACGGCATCAACGATGGGACGCTGTTCCACTCTGGGCACGCTCCCTCCCGGCGCCCGGTGACGGGGGGGCTCGCCTACCCTGCGGGGACGCTCTACTTCCCCGTGTTCACGGATGAGCGCATCACCACCACCACGAACACCCACGGTGGGACGAATGCCGTTGACTACTGCGACACCCACCCGACTGAGGGTGTGCTTGGATACTGGTACTCATGACGACCAGGGTGCTTAATCCGGCAGAGTGGGCGCGGGTCCCTCCCGATACGGGGCTCACGAAACTCCTCCCCTACTGCGAGCCTGAGAACACCGACGTCGTGGTGGTCGAGGACGAGAACGGGGAGATTGTGGCAGCGGTCTGTGCGCTCCGGGTGACTCACTTCGAGGGGCTGTGGTTGGAGCCCAAACACCGGGGGAACGCCGGGACGTTCCGGGCGCTCATCAAGCAGGCGTATGAGATTCCCCGCTCAAGGGGGGAGAAGTTCGTGTTTGGTGGCGCGAAGGACTCACAGATGTCTACTCTCTGCACTCGTCTTGGGGGTGGAGAGGTTGCAATGAAGTTGTACGCGCTTCCGGTGGTGAGATAGTGCCCGACCAACTGCCATATG